GATGTCCACATTCACCACGCCCAGAGGGTCGTTGGCCTTTTTCAGTCGGGCAAGGGCCGTAGAGGAGTTGGAACTGTCCCACTGAACGCCGAAGACTTTGACATAGGAGATCTCCAGAGAGAAGCCCTTGTAGCTGGAGCAGGCGATGCTCCCGGTGGCGGTCTCGCCGCTCTTGGTAGCTGTGACACTCCATGTGCCGGTGTTGGGCAAATAGAACTTCACCGTCCCGGTGCTGTTGCCGGTCAGCGTGGTAGAGCTATTCTTCACGGTAACAGCGGAGCCACTGTCAATGGTGACGGTCAGGGTGATAAAGGCCACCGTAGCGGTGTAGGCGGTGCCAGAGGTAGCCACATTGGTGGATACCGTGTTAGAGGTCACGCCCTCCTTGGTGGCCTTTACCGTGTAATTCCCAGCGTACTTGATGGACAGGGCGCACTTTCCATTACTCCCGCAGGTGCCGGTGTAGGTGTGCGTTCCATCGGTGGCTGTCACCTGGGCATTGGCCTCTGCGGTTACGGTCAGGGGGGCGGAGAAGGAGGACAGGGATACCGAATACTGCTTCACGGCATCTACCATGACCTTCTCCACCGTGGATGCCTGGCCGTCAAGGGTGGCCTGCACCGTCCACTCGCCGTAGTCCGTCACATCGAACACAGCCTTGCCCCCGGAGGAGGTAGCCTCCAAGGTAGTAGCCCCATTGGAACAGGTCACGGCGGAGCCGGTAGCCACATTAACCACAATCTGGGGGAGTACGGTACCGCCGCCCCCGGTGGACTTCCAGATGTATTTCCCAGCTTCCACGCCAGCACAGATGAACATGGCGCCGGTATCGATGTTGACATACATCTGGCTTTCCCTGCCCTCGGTCGCCTCCGTGGGGTCTCCATGGCCGGTGAGGGTCGTGCTTCCGGCTACCCCATCCTCAACATCAGAGAGCCGCCCGGCCATATCAGCCAGCACATCCGCAAGGTTCTCCTCTCCATAGGTCAGATCGGCGGCATCGGTGGCCCCGGCCAACTCCCAGATAAAGCCGTCATCGCCCTTGCCCTTGCAGATATATTCCTTGCCTGTATCGGCATCAATGTAGTGCTGGGTAATTTCCCCTTGGGTCGCCTTTGTAGGCGCACCCTGGCCTGTTGCAACGGGCCAGGCGTAGTCTTTTCCAGGGGTGGCGGCAGTGATGCCGCCCTCTCCATCACCCTTCAGGATACCATCAACCATGATTTTATCCTGCTTGGCGGCGGCCACGACCTCAATGGCGGTTGTCAGATCGCCTTGGGTTGCCAGGGCGGAGGTGTCGATATTCACCGACCATTCCCCGGTGTTGGAACACATAATCAGGGCATGGAAGGTATAGACGAACTCCGGGTTTTCCTCGATGCTCGGCACCTTGATACCGTGGATGTTCTGGAAGATGGCCAACATGATAGGCTGGCCACCGGTGATATGCGCCCACACGCCGAACTGATTGAGGGTGTACTCCTTCTGGGCGGCAGTAATGCGAAGCCGGAGGCGGATGCCGTCCGGGTTCTCCTCACCGCCCAGCAAACTGGCCACTTGCTTCTGGTTGACCAGGGCGGTTTGGGCCATCAGGGGAATGTCCTGGACATACCCGGTGCCGGCGGCTGCACTATCGAAACTCAGGGTCTTTCCTGTCACCCAACCGTTGAGGATGGCGTTTCCTCCGTTGGTGATGACACCGCTCCAATTTGCCATATCCTTGTTCCTCCGTTTCAGTACTTATACGCAGTTGCGCCGTCCTCGATCTCCTCGCCGATACAGGCGGCGCCGACATAGACGGTTGCGTTGGCTCCGGCATCGAAATATTCCGTCTCGTCCAAAACCGAACGCAGGGGCTTGTATAGGTTTACCTTGTCCATGACACGCTGGTGAAGTTCCGGGTTGACCCCCTCAAAGGTGGAGTCGAGGAGGAGGCGGAAGTGGTAAGGCTCCCCGCCGTACTCCCACGCCCCCATCGCCTGGGTGTCTGGATAGATGGCTCGAATTGCCGCCAGGACAGCCGCCTTGGTGCCGAGCCGCCGGTGAACATTCCAGCTATCCTTCAGGGTTTGTCGCTTCTGCTCGATGGAGTAGTTCGGGTCGTACCAGTCTACCTTGAAGTCGTGGGCCAGAATGTCCAAAACGCCCTCCGGCAGTTCGTCAATCCTGGAGTAAATAAGCACACCGGCCACCTCACCCGCACGGCTCTCCAGGACGGTGGCGATGGCTCGGGCCAGCCCTACTATCTTCTCATCATTTTGAAGAGCCTCCGGGAGTGTCCGCATGAGGTTTTCGGTGGTGAGACCATGGGTATCATTCATCCTCAAAGCCTCCGTTCTTCAGGGAGACGGAGCCGACCCTTGCCACTTGGGGCACCTCGCCGTTTTTCTGGCCGTCCACAAGAACGGTAAAGGTCGGGCTGACCAGTTCGATGCGCTTCACGCCGGTGATGGACAGATCCTCCCTCAATTTATCAGGGTTAATGTCCCGCTCTGCCATGCGATATAGGAATTGACGGCAGAGGCCACCGCCTCCTCAATATCAGCAGAGCCAGAGGTGCTATCACTGGGGATGTAGTAGGTGATCTCGATGTCGTAGCTGACCTCCTCTGGGTCTGCCACCGACACCTCATCCGTCATAGGGCGCACCGCCTCAGCACTACACGAGGCAAGCACGGCGGCCTTCATTTCCTCGCCGGCGATGGTACCGTCCGTCATCAGCACATAGATAACGACCTTGCCGGGTGCGGGAGAGTTGGGGACGACATCGCCGATCTCGGTGCTTACCCGCTTTGCCCAGTAGATGTAACTGCCCTTGGAGCCGGCGCAACTGTAACCGTCCATGCTGGCCCGGAGCAGGTCGTAGAACTCCTCATCCGTTGCCCTATCCGTGCCATCATCGCTTTCGGTGATATTCTCCACATGGTCGCAGTAGTCATAGAGGTCGATGATGGTATCCAGCTGGCCGGGGACATAGCCGTTGCCAACGACACCGGCCGTTTGGCACTCCACCCGAATGTCGATGTGGGTCTCACCGGCGGGGATATACACATCGGCGGTGGTGGCCCAGGTCAGCGCTTTGCTGGCATCGGTCACTCTCGTTCCCGCCGGAACGAGGATGGCGGTGTCCTGTGCTTCGGAGATCCAGAAGCGGACTGTGCAGACCGCAGGCTTGGCGGCAGGTCTCGCCTGGGCAAAGAACAGTTCAGCCAGGGCATCCAGGTTTTCACCCTCGGCCCGGCTGGGAATGTTCTGGTTGGCGGCATAGTTGCTTTGTACCCGCTCCTGGATGATGGCGGCGGCCACCCACAAAATAAACAGCTTTTCCGGGCTGGCCGGCTGAACGCTTACGCCCACGATCTTCTCGTATTGGGCCACCAGTTCAGCCACCAGAGTATCCGTGTCGGTGCTGAAAAACTGGTATTCTGTATTTCTACTCATGGATAGTCACCTCTACAATGGGGATAAGTACGCCAGGGGCATCCGCCCTTTCGGTGAAGGTGATGCCGACCACCTCCGCCCTGGGCTCGAACTCCTCAACGGCCTCCTTGACCTCCGCAAAAAGCATCGGTTTGGCTACCGGGATGGGCCTATCTACAAAGTTCTGCGGCAGACCGAAATTGCGGTAGAGGGGCGATGTTCCCTGCCTGGTGGCCAGGATGACGGCCACATTCTGGAGGATGGCCTTGGTGGTGTCCTGTTCGCTCAGGCTGATCTTCGACAGGTCGTTTGCGCTGACCTTGTAACTCATACCATCACTCCCTCAGATATTCTTGCAGTTTTACCGACACTGTGCAGGACAGCAAATTGCCCCTACCGTCAGTCTGCTCCAGTTTCACTTTGTGGTCGAGAACGCTCCAGCGGTATTTGCCATATCCCTTGTCACCCAGGACAAGTGGCACCGGCCGGCCCTCTCGCTGGTATTGCCACAGTTTTCCGATGGCATCCATTGGGTTGACCCCCAGGAACGCCGACAACTCCATGTCAAAAGTGAAGCCGTCCGGGTCAACTCCGACAAACTCGGTTAGGGCATTCGTGCCATGGCGTTCGTGGGTAGCGTACCGGGCAGACCCCGACCATACGGCGTTCTTGATGGTCTGCACCGCAGAGGACGAAGCCTTAAAGGGAATTTCGCCCAAGCATCCGATTTCCGCCATTTATATCCCTCCCAAAACAAAGCCATCGCCGTCAGCGATGGGAAGATAAAGAACCACCACCTGGTCGTTTACCTTCGGCATCCAGGCGGTGGTCTTGCTTCCGGGGTGACTGTGGTCGGGAATGACCTCAATGGTCGCCGAGCCGCCCCCTGTGTAAGTATCAGTTACAGAAATTCCGTGGGTGTGACCACCATCATCGGCCAGGGTCATATTCCCCCCGGAGCGCTGGAGGACTTTGAGCCAGCCGGAAGTCATACCAGACTTGGTGAAGATCACACGCACCATTTTCTTTCCGTTGTCAACGGCGCTCACTCTCCCGATCTGCACCAGCCGGGCCAGGATAGCCTCGATGTCCATCAATATCCCTCCAGCACCCGGCGCA